GCCTTCAAGAGCGCCGAAAACATACGAGTATATAATGTCTAAATTAAAAGAACTTGCTGGTTCCGATGCGAGAAGACAAGCATCAGTTGTAACAGAAGTTCATTACAATAAAGGTTTAAATCCTGTTTTAAGCAACTTCCACGAAGAAGAATTTGTTTTCAGGGGTGTACATTTTTCAACAGCAGAAGGCGCATATCAAGCTTGGAAAACAGGAGAGTATGTACCCGGATTTGAAAACCTTACAGGTGCGTCGGCTAAATCCAAAGGACGCAAATTAGCACCTGATACTGATACGAATACAGAATTGATGAGAGAGATCCTTCAAGCTAAATTCGATCAGTCTCCTACATTCAGAGAAAAACTATTAGCATCAGGGCAGATTACTCATCCTGTTAAAGACACATTTTGGGCAGGTAAATTCCCTGAGTTGCTTGAAGAACTTAAGAGCAGTGTGCAAGGTTCTACGGATCATCCGTTGATTTCTTTCCCATCTCCTATCAGGGGCGTATCAGTAGAAGCTGTTCCTAATCCAGAAGGTAATTTAGCGTCTGTTTCACATTCTGGCGGCTCGTTCAGTATTGATCTTAGGGCGATAGAAGAAGCATATGAGAACCGTAATTTCACAGGGACAACTTTTGATTCTTTGAAACAATTCGGTTGGGGTCGTACTGATGATTTTGTGACAATACTTGCGACAAGAAACATAGTTCCTTCTCAGCTTAGTGATGGTGAAAGGTTTGTTGAGTTAGTAAACTTATATGCAGAAACTCGTGGTATAGATACTGTCATTGGTTTGGATACACCATTAACTGACCAATTTGCTTTAATGGCTTATGTTTGGGAAACACAAATGTCACGCTTAAGATACGGTTACGCTACAAAACCCGCGGATAATGTTGAAGCAGTAGCACGAGCCAATCAAGCTAACATGCTTACCTTATCTGAGCTTGGTATCCCTATACCTAATGTTACTGATGGTATTCCACGCGGAAATCAAAGCACCCAAATAGCACATTGGTTATTTGGAAATCCGGGAAGATACAAAGATCCAAGCAAATTACATTATGCAGAGGATTCTTTAAAAGATGCTATGCAAAAGGCATATGTTGGGGCGCATAACACACCGGAAGGTCAGCAAGCACATACCAGTGCAGTTCGATCAAATATGGTTAGTGACCCATCATCCCCTTACATATCTGAAGCTATACCAGATTCTGTAGTAAGAAGTTTCGTGCCAATGGTCCCTACTTCTATAGCAGAAGATTTGACTTCTTTAATGATAGCTGATCCTGAATTAGTGGGGGCTACCAATAAATTCCATCAAATATTACAAAAGAACCTCACACGTAAAATAGATGAAATAGGTGGAACTGGTCCTAAGAGACTAAGCGATGGAGTGGTTGCCGTTACACAGTTATTAAACCCAGCGGTGAGTATAAAGGGCGCTCGTAATAGTGGTATTACTTACATGAAATTAGCTGAACAATGGGCTGATGCGGGTCATTTCCCATTAGTTACAGCTTCTACAGATCCAATGGTTGCTAAGGCTATAGCTGAAAGTGTTGTAGAAACAATCGCAGAAATGAAAGGCATCCCTGTTGAACAGATAGGTATGCCAAGGATAGGAACTAAGGATCTTCATGGTGATGAGTTCTTCAACAAACCCGGATATTACAGAAGAGAAAGAGAAAAGAATGCTCAGACTCCTGACTGGGATCTTGAACGTGGTGGTTTAACTTCAACAGAAAGTAACGCTTCGTTTGGTGATATACGCACAATGAATCATGTTTATGGTTTTGCTAGTGACGGTAGTGGTGCTGTTACTTCTGCACAAATGGGAGGAAGTGGATTAAGGGGGAAAACAGTATTTGGTATAGGTTCACATCGTTTAAGTCCGTTTGAGGGTCTTACACCTGTGCCTATGTCAGCTAATGGCGAATATCAAACAAGTAAAAAGATAGTAGCTAGGCATAAAGACAAGCTTCGCCCTAATGCAATTATTGATCCTAATGATTCTTATGAATTGTCGTGGTATAAACCTGATGAATGGGATCTTGAGGAACAAATATTTAGTGGTCCGACAATTCATAATAAAATTTCAGAAACTGGGCAACTTGTTATAGATCATATTTTACATACGTACACGAATGAGCATAGAAGGTTGGGTACTACTCAGCCACTTAAAGTTTTCCATCCTTGGGTTGATGAAGTGATTAATGATGCTCCTATTGATGCTGGTCGCATGGGAACTAATGCTGATAATGACTCATGGTGGAGCAATGCACCGCAAGAATTGGTAGGTTTCGCTCCTGCTGAAGCAGAAGAACAAGGTGCGTTTTATTTGAAACTCTTTAGAGGATTCTTTGATGGTGTTGTTCACCCAATGTTAGGAGCAATGGTCAGGGAACCGTTATTCCATGAGTATCTGACAAAAGGCATGAAGCAGTCGGAAGGATTCAGGCAAACGTATTTCCATGCACCTGATAGATTCAAGACTCTTAATACTCGCTTAGGTAAAACATCTAGCGTTAATGATAATAAACAGTTAGTTATTGCCGGATGGGAAGATTTTGTAAAGCAAAACGCTTTGAGTCGAGTACCTGATGCAGATGATCCTGTTACCAGCCTTTTCTACGCTATAGAAAACAGAAACAAAAAGGGTGTTGAAAACAGTTTAGAGTTGATATTAAACGGCACAGAAGAAATTGCGCCTTTAGCGTTACCGCCACAAATAAAAGAGTTCTTTGAAGAACTGTATGTGATGGCTGGTTCAAACACTAAAGTTGATGCAAAGCTATTAGATGATTTCTTTTCTTATAACGCAGGTTTAGAGAAGCAACTCGAATTGTGGAGAGATACCGGTCTTCAAAGGGCGATGACGTTAACGAGTTCGTTCATTGATGACCATAGAATCAGATCAAACTTCCAAACAATGGTCAATACAGCTGTACCATTCTGGTTCGCTGAGGACACGTTCCTTAGAAGATTCGCACGAGGGTTAGCGCATAACCCATTAATGTTACGAAATTTGAACCTCTTCACAGGAGCGTTACGTGATATGAGTATTGTTCAAAAAGACCAATACGGGAATGACATCCTTGTAATTCCGGGATCAGGTGCTACAACAGGTTTCGTAATGGAACAGTTAGATAGATTCCCTCTTGTAGACCAAGTTTTTGGGGGAGGCTTAGGTAGTGTAGCTAAACCAAATCTAGCTTCAAGCCTTCATGTAATTCCGGGTTATGATTTAGACAGAATGGGTCAGATGGGCTTTGGTCCTTTGCTTTCAATCCCTATAAATCTAGTCGCTAACATTGATTCGACTATCAGAAAGACTTTTGAGAACAACCTTTCAGGTGGCAGGTTCACCCCAGAGAATCGTGGAGAAGTAGTTTGGAGTGCGGTAGTTCCACAAGTTCTTGCACGACCTGTTTCTGCAATAATGGATGGATTCGGTTTTGAATCTAAAGGCAAGATCAAAGCTCAGATGGAAGTCATCAAGTATCTAGGGTTGCATGGTCAGCTTCCAACACCTGAAGAGATAGCGGCTCAACCTAATCCTGAAGTTTTCATGGAGAGATTCATGGATAAAGTAGCGCAAATGGGTAGACAGTATGCTCTTCTGCAAACAATGACATGGTGGGCTGGTCCTGCTACTGCACGGTTACATGACCTTATGAACAATGAAGCGTTTGAAAAAAACGAAGAGTTATGGGATCTAGTCGGTAATGGTGTCCCTTGGGAGGAAGCCTACGGAATGTGGATGGAGAAGATCATTGCTGAAGAAGGCGAGTTCGATCCGTTTGTACACACACCATTTATGGTAGGTACGCATAAAAAAGGTACCGTAGCTGTTTTAAGCACGACGCAAGAATCTAACGATTGGATTGTTGACAACGATCCGTTTATTAAAAACTTTCCTAACACTTCGGCTTTCTTTATGGATCGTGGTTTTGTTGGTGGTGAGGATGATTACGAAGCAGACGCTAAAGCAAGATTGGTAGCACACGGTCTTTTAGAGTTGCAAACACCTGTAGACTTTTTGAATGAGGTGTATTACAAATCTGCGATGCCTCAGTATCAGAAAATGAAAACAGATTATCTTGAAAAGAAGTACGCATTATTAGCTAGTAAGCAGGATACTTCGGCTTTAGATAGGCAATGGGATTCAGATAATTTACAGTTTATGGCTACTAACCCAGTGTTTGCTAAAGAATATCAGGGTGGTCGGTCGAGGGATAAACGGGAAGCTTCTATGAAAGAGATAGAGTTGCTTGCTAATAACCCTGAAAAAATTCCTGAAGGTCCATATAAAGCAGATTTGCTTGCAGTTATGGGACTAGCTACTCAGATGCAAAGAGACTTATTTAAGTTAAAAGGCTTAACAACTAGCGAAGCTACACAACAAAGGAACAATGTTAAAGTGATGGTTTATTTGACTCTTCGTGACTTTGTTCGTGGTAAGCCGTGGTTAAATGAAATATATTATAGTTTAGTGCTTCCATTATTGGGAGAGAATTTTGTTGCAAAATTTGAGAATGGATTGATAAAAGTATGAACGAATGGATTGAAGAAGTACAGATGATTCTTCAGGCTATTACTGGCGATGTCATGGATTTCTCTGATATGTCTGAAGAAGAGACTCTTGAATATATAGAGGGTCTTGATCCTGCTTTACTCCAAGCAGTACAAGATCAGCTAGGTGACCCTAATATAGAGGCAACATCTGATGCCCGTGTTTTTGCTGAACTTGCTTTTGCATTAGCACCAATACCCGGATTAGGTAAATTCAAATTATTTAAGAAACTTGGATCTAAACTGATCCCAGCCAGAAAAGCAGGCAAGCAGGGGATTTTACCAAGAAAGATTTTAACTAAAACTTCGCAAGGTGCTACACCATTAAGAACTGGGCGAAGACCAAGAGTACAAGGCGAATTTATGAACCTTCCGAGTGGTCGAACTGCCGCTGGTAAAGGACAAACAAGTGCTGGTGTGAAACAAACAAGAAGCCTTCGACCAACAGGTCCCGGTCATCCAAATCCTAAATGGGATGTTAATACAGGTGTCAATATGGGTGTTCTTTCAAAATTCAACACGCCTCTTGGTGGGATGTTAGAAGCGGCAAGAAGTCCTTCAGGACAAATACTGGCAAAAAGAGGAACTGCACTCACAGGATTAGCGGCTTTACAATATGGTATCGCTAACACAATGACACCCGGATTACCCGGAACTGATGTGACAATAGATGACGATGAAGTTAGTGAAGACGGTTACACTATGGGACAAGGCGGGTTGGGTAATCTTACGGCTGAGACAGGTTCAGAATTTGGATCAGACTTTGGTGCCACACCTGAAAGCGAAGAGATTCTTAAAAAAATAGCTTGGGAAGGTCATACTATAAATTCTGCTAACGACAAGTTTATGCGTGTCGTGTTAGAACAGCCTCATTTAATGGGTGAAATGCCACAAGATTTCAACACGTTGGAACAGTACATAGCTGGGCAAGACAGTTTAGATATTATAAACGTTACAACTGGTCAAGGTCGGGATGATTTAGCTGGTTATATGGCAGAAGATTGGTTTAATATTCCCGGATTGCATGAACAGTTGCTTGCTGAAGCACACCGACGGTTTGAAGATTTCGTTAACGTCAAAGATCAAGACATGGAATCTTTAACTGATATACCAATGCTAGGTAATGATGAAGCACAAATGTGGGATGAAATTTTAGGATCAGATGCTCTGCCAGTACAGTCTATGGACTATATGGGTATGGAACCGATGGCTACTGGTGAATCGGGACAAACAATGCCACAGAATATTATTCAGCACATGGAGCAACAACTCGGTAAGGATGTGACAAGCAGGGTTCTTTCAGGTGCTAGAGATAAAGTGATTCAAGAATACATTACGAAAAGCACGAGAGCGAATCCGTATATGATTATGGATGCTAAAAATGGCGGTATCATTACAGGCTTTAACGAAGCGTATGACACTTCCAGTTTTGGGCAAGTCACAACAGCACAAGATCTTTTCTCAGGAGATTACGGGGTTAAAGTTGGACCAGTACACGCGGCTTCTTACCTTACGGATTTGTTCCATCGGACTAACGACAGTTCAGGAAATGGTTCTTCTGTGATATCAGCATTCCAGCAAACTGCGTATGCGATGGGTTACATGGATCCAACTATGGGTCAGTTCCCTCCTCCTGATCGGTGGGGTCATGTTGACGATCAGACGATAAATGCTTATAAAGCAATGCAATGGGATATTATTCAAAATTATGATGAAGCTGAACGATTGGGTTTAAACCCTGACGTTAAACTTCTTTGGAAAGAAATGCAGAACGAAGGCGTTATTCAAAGGATGGCTGGATCTGATATGGATGCAGAAGGGCAGTTTAGGATAGACGCATCTAGCAGATTCGCTGACTATGCTAAAGAAAAATTCTCTAAGAGGCTTGTTCCTACAATGAACATGCCTGAAGAAGAAATAAATAAGACTATAGATCAAGTGTTGAGTGACATGACTGATGAGGAAAGAAACATGGCTTGGGGTATGGGTGGTAATCCTGACGAGGTTGTGATGGCTGAAGAGATTTTAAAAGCTTTTTATAACGACGATCCTGATTGGGGTAGCAACATACGGTTCGGGCATAACAATTCAGATTTTATGAACTACGCCAATAAGGTCGGGGCTTTAACAGATAAAGAAAGAGAACAACACGCGGCAGATCTTATGGAAGGCCGTTCTAGCCCAATCGGGAAAGATGTAGCTATATCAAATTTCTTAATGATGCTTGATGGTGGTCTTGACGCAGAGGGTAAAAGAATGAAAGGTGATATTACAAACTCTACAAGGGATCAGATTCGGTCAGGGTTGGTTAGATACGCAAACACTATAGGTTTTGAACACTCAAAGAACAGTGGTTTTACTCCTGATGACATTTTCCGACTTGCAGATACAGGCATGTCAGCGGCACGTTCAGCTGACACACAGGATTATGACGAGTTGATGACGACCTTAGAAGGCAGAATGGATCTTTTAACAGATTACAGTTCTCGTGGTATCAGTTCAGGTAACTCGATTCTTTGGGGTACTACGATGCCAAGAAGTGTGGTTAATATGCCGGTGCGTGATAAGGGTGGTAAAGCATTATGACTTATACCCCAATAGAGGGTAATCTCCACTCTGACGAACTTTTACAGCTTGCTATGGATGCAGGGTTTTCTTTTGAAGAAGCTGTGACTGCTACTGGTATCGCTTTAGCTGAATCAAACGGCAATCCTAATACGTGGACTGATAATGATAGTGGTGGAGCGTATGGTTTATGGCAGATTTCAGGAGTTAATAAGCAATGGGCGATAGAGAATATTCCCGGAATTGATTCTGTAGAAGATTTGTATGATCCAGTTCTTAATTCTAAAGCGGCATTTGCTGTAGCGATGCACCATTCTTATAGCGAACCTAGAACAACTCCTAATTGGGAGCATTTCGACGGATATAAAACAATGAACACGTTTAATGAGTATGCGTATGGAGGGACAAGTAATAACTGGGAGTCGGAAGAAGGGAATATTATTCTTCCGACTGCCAGTCAAGAAGGTAGGAATGCTGGTGCGCGTTATCAGAGAGTAGAGCAAGGGCGTTTGAATCCTGAGACTGTTGATTTAGATAATGTTTTAGACCCGTCTAATGTTGGTGATATGACTGTAGGGGAAATTAAAGATAAATATAATTTAGGTTTACATGCTCGTATTGGTAGGAGTGCTGAGGCTTTTATAGATAGTAGTAAGGGTCATGTGCGTCCTGTTGTGGGGAGGGTAGAACCTCAATTTACTGAAGAATGGATAAAGAATCTTGAAGGTAAGGGAGAAACTAAGCTGGCTGATACTTTACGTCGCGCTAATTTGTCTGATGGTAATGCTATTATGTTTGATTATCCGTACGGACCAGAGTGGGCTGAAAAACATGCTCATAGGTTTGGTATAAAATTATGGGATGGTGCTAAAGAAATCGGCAGTATGTTAAGTGATGGTCTTGAATATGATTGGAAGTTGCTTAAGTCTGATCCTGTTGGTTTGAGAAAGATGTTAGGTAGTTGGCTTATGGAAGATAGTCTATCCGAAAGATCACCTGAATCACTACCTGAAAGAGCTGGTCCTTCTAGAAGAGGTGGTGTTATCGATGAGTGACGAAATGGGGTTACCTGCCAGTTTAGATGAGTGGATGGAGCATCATTGGGCTTATCAGATCCCTGAACTTAAACCTTATGTTGATGCGTTTATACAAAAAATAGAAGACGAGACGTATGCGATAGCTGATATTTCGATTCTTAAAGAAATCTTTCTAGCTGGTATTCGTGATTCAGTTTGGTGGACTGCTGAAGGGCAACACGAACCAAACCGCAACATGGATATGTTGCAACACACCGATTTCCAAAGTTACCAAGCGCTTATTAAAGAAGAAGCTGAAAGATTAAAAGGGATACTTGGTGACGCTGGGTATCGTAATGTTGCTAGAGAAACTCTCGAACTTCTTGGAGAAGCTAGCTTAAGGTCAGCTGTAGACGGCTGGGGTGAAGAGGCGGTTAAACACAACTTCACTCAAGGTTGGATACCTGAAGATCAAAAACAATTAAGCACAGGAAGCATCACAGAACAAGCAGATGATTTAATACAATTAGCGTTAGGCAACGGTATAACTTTATCTGCTACTGATGCCGAAAACTTGGCTAAAGATTTGTGGGCTGGCGCTAAGGATGCAACCCAAATACGAGCAGGAATTTATGCTGATGCTCGTATAGCTAATCCGTGGCTATCTGATGACGAATGGGATCGGATAGAATCAAGTGGTTCTACTTTAGATGCAAGATTTTTGAACTCTAGAACTGCTGTTGCTAATGTTTGGGAGTTAGGTAATGCTGACAATTTGCACATCAGTGACCCTTGGTTCCAATCGAACATGTTTTATGAAGCAGAAGATGGTACTCAAAAAATGTTAGATCCATTAAAAGCAGAAGAACTTGCCATGTCAGGTGATGGTGGTAAAACTCCTACTCCGCAATATGCGAAAACAAGAGCATATAAAACCGATTCACGTAAATCAGATCGAAGTATATTAGAAACACTTGGGGTGTTAAGCATATGAGTACTGGTTCAGTATGGGAACTTGTGGAGGGGCAAGGGTTAGTATTAAGAGATCCGGGAACATCAGGATTGCAAGCAGGAATGATGATTCCCAACAATGCTGATGGTGAGCATTTTGCTTCTACTGGTAATCTGCGTATTCAGGGTGAAACACATGCAGGTACGGTAGCTTCTCAAACTGGTTATGTGCCAATGTCTATTGATGGTTTGCCAATGCCAGTAAGCGGATTGGGGGATGGAAGCCCACCAGCAGACGGAACTGTGCCATCGGGTGACAGTACCACTGTTAGAAGTAAAAGTGATTTTGCAACACAGTTAAGCAGTATAGGCATACCTATAAATATGGCTGACGAATTATGGGATTGGGCGCAAGAAAGAGTATTAGATCCTACTTATGATATGGAGAATATTGAAGTGGATATACAAGGAACACCAGTATTTAAACAAAGATTCCCTGCTATTGACACAATGCGAGCCGCTGGAGTCACTCCTATTTCTGCAAGCGATTACATAGATTTTGAAACTTCTATTAGAAAACTTTTAACTAGGTACAATGTCGGTGACCAATCTCTTAATTTTAACGGACTGGTTACCAATTTGCTTGTTAACACAGTCGGAGAGGTTGAAGTAGAGAATCGTTTGAATACAGCTATGAGGGTTCTTGGTAATGTCCCGACTGAAGTAACTGATATATATTATGAGTGGTTTGGTGAAGAAATGGGAATGCAAAATTTATTGAAAACTTTCCTTGATCCTACTGATGAGTGGGGTGGAAGTTGGCAACAGTTACAAGATGAAGTTGCTACAGCTGAAGTAGCTGGTCAAGCTAGGATGCGTTTAAATTTGGATACTTCTATGGATGTAAGGGAAGAGTCTGCTAAAGCGATAGCTCGACAAGGTTTAACTCAAAGAGAACTATGGCTCAAGTTAGATGCTCTGCAAGATAAGGCTAGTCTTTTTGCTGAGAAACAAGGAGAACAGGATCTTAGTATAGAACGAGAAGGCTTTGAGCAAGAATTTGATTTGGATGATAGTAATTCAGTTGAGCAAAGAGAAAAAGAAAGACTAGCAGAATTCGCTGGTGGAGGTGGTGCTATGATTTCAGGTACAACTACAGGATTCGGGAGTGCAAATGCCTAAATATGCAACAAGCTCTTCAAAAGGGAAAGCAAAGAAAGTACCATATAAAAAGATAAAGAAAGGTAAACGTAAATAATGTTTAACAAAGATGTACTAGAAAGAGTGGTTGCCACATTCGCGCAGTCATTCCTTGCTGTGTTCACTATTGGTGACATGGGAAGTATGAAAGCGGCTGGAATTGCAGGAGGTACTGCTGTTCTTAGCCTTGTTAAGAGTGTTGTTGCATCACGCTTTGGTGATGGATCGGCTTCAGCCGCCAGCTAATGACTGACGTTACCGACCTCAAACAAGTCAAAGTATCCAAGATAACCCTCGGACTCATCATGTCCGTGGCTATTACCAGTGGAGTCGTAGTATGGAATGCGGCTAGTATTGCTGGCAGGATCGACGATTTGGAAAAACAGGTGCAGGTAATTGAAGGAAACACTGGAACAGACAGTACAGTTCTGGCAAAACTTGATGAAATATCTCAAGGTGTCATGGAAAATGCTGGCGGTCTTGATGATTTGCGGAGCGCTAGGGTCGATGACCTTAGCCGTTTTACTCCTTCTCATATTACAAGCGCTATGGCAGGTGATTTAGAAACAATTAAAGGGGATGTTGATGAGATGAAAGAGATCATCGCTTCGCTTGCTTGGGTTCCGTCAGAATTTAGTACGATCTGGGATCGTATATATCTAGCCGAAGAAGCCATTCAAAGTAAGACATGGGGTAGAAACTTCTACGAAGAAAATGAATAAGACTGTTAAGCTTATTACAGCGATAACAGCCTTGTTGGTAGCTATAGGTACATTAATAGGAACAATCACTGTAACTCTAGGGAAGAATGACCCTAGTCCTTATCAGGGTGGTATGACCATAGTTCTAAATAGTCCTGAAGCCTATGCGGAATTCCTTGAAAACCATCCCGGCTGATGCCAAAAGTTTGGATTGACCAAGACTTATGTACAGGTGATGGGTTATGCGAAGAGATAGCACCTGATGTATTCTTTGGGTATGATGACGGCTTATTTTATGTAAGAGAAGTAGGCACTCCTGTACCTAAAGAACCCACTCATCGTATGGGAGAGTCAGTTAAAGTACCTGACCACCTGTTAGAAGTGGTTATTGAAGCGGCAGAAGAATGTCCCGGAGAGTGCATATTCCTTGATGCGGACTGATATTCCGCTATAATAATCTTATTGGCCGTTGGCGAGCCGTTAGCTCGGCCCATCGTGTGCCACAACCATTAGGATCACCCACGCCCTTAATGAGTATGTAGTGGAGGTTGAACCAGATAGTGACGACTGGGGAAACTTAAAGTAGTCACGCACCGCATAGTTCCTCCGACTATGTGCGACAGCAAAGGGAGTGATAGATATGGCAGATGAAACCAGTGGCATCAAAGAATTACGAGATGCCGCAGAACGTGGTCGTCAAGCTTCTCAAGAACTTGAGGAGATGAAACGAGAAATGGCGTTTATGAAAGCTGGTGTTGATACTGATTCTAAAGCAGGGCAACTCTTGTTTAAGGCTTACGATGGAGAACTGGAAACAGAATCCATACAGGCTGAATGGCAGGAATTAGTTCCTACCCCTGTTCCCGTTGAAGAACCGGAACCGGCGCAGGACACTGTTAATGAGACTGATACGCAAGTATCACAACAGAGACAGGCTTTAGCTGAAGATAGTGTTTCAGTAGAGGCAACTACTCAGAGTCCTTATGAACAAGGGTTTCAAGAGTTTCAGAAATCGTATGATTCGGGTCGTCCGAAAGATGAATCGGCGGCAAGATTTGTACACACTGTGCTTGAAGCCGCTGGTCAAGGCGACGAACGAGTTGTATCTGACATCTAATGCCTACATATGTTTATGAATGTAAGGAGTGCTTCTTCCTTTGGGAGTTAGTACAAAGCATGAAGGACGAACCTGTAAAGGTTTGCTCTGAATGTGGTGAGGAATCCGCACAACGGATTCTTCAGTCACCAGCTTTAACGGCTGATGCTACTCCGAACAGGACACGAAACAAGGTTCCTCCTCGTGGACCAAATAATAATTGGGAAAGAGGAAAAGCCGGAGAGCATAGAGCCGATGGTTCTTTTGTTCCATATGTTAAAGCTGATGGTGACAACATACCTGTCAAAGAATTTGCTGATAATCGCTCAAAGTATGAAGGACTGTTGCGGGAGAGAAAGAACAGACAATCCACTACTAAATAAAGGAGCGATAACATGGCTATAGTAGGCTATGGAGGTAAAGTAACCTCATACGATCTTGCCGTTGGCGTTAAGATCAACATGGATGAACTCATTTATATGATTTCACCAACAGACTCTCCGTTTATCAACGGTATTGGAACTGATGGAAGGCAACTTCTTTCAAGTTCTCCCGTAGATCAGCAAGAGTTTAAATGGATGGACGAAGAACTTTTGCTTCCTCGTGCAACCGCCGCTGGTACAGGAGCCGCAGGAGCAGGTGACACAACTATTACAGTTTCAGCCGCCGACTCTTACAAGTTCCAAGTAGACGATCTTCTAAACATTGGTGAAGAAGATGCTGTCGTTAATGGTGCCGTTAAGAGAATCACAGCAATTAATAATACCAGTGGTGTTATTAATGTAAGTGATTGGGCTAATGGTTCAGCTTGGCCAGCAACAACCGCCGCACACGAAGACACAATTATATGTCTTGGTACTGCATTGGTTGAAGGTTCAGATCCGGGACAATCGCGTACAGCAGATCGCACGATCCACTCAAACTATACGCAGATCTTCGGACCTACACCTATCCACATGTCACGTACTGAACAGCAGGTATCCCGTTACGGTGTATCTGATGAGTTCGCCAAACAAGTTTATGGTCGCTCAGTTGAGAACGTGATAACTCGTGAACAAGCATACCTTTATGGTAAGCCAGTAAACGACACTACCAACAAGCGCCGTTCAACTGGTGGCTTGATGAACTTCATTACTACTAACACTGACAGCTCAACAACTACGTTGACTATCACAGCGTTAGAAGCTTTGATGCAGAAATGCTATAACGCAGGTGGTATTCCCGATCTTTTGATCGCTAATCCAGCTTCGTTTGCTACCTTGAATGCTATATCAGATAGTGGTCGTGTCCGCACAACCATTGATGATCCTCGTCGTGGTCGCGTACCTGTATCTTCTGTCTTCACCGAGTTTGGTGAAACACAGATGGTAAGGAACCGCTGGTGCCACTCTGAGAGTGCATTCGTAGTCCAGAAGGAAAATATTTCCCGACGGGTTATGCAACCACTCGTGGTTGAAGCTCTCGCCAAAACTGGTGACAGCGACAAGGTGCAAATTGTTTGTGAAGAAGGACTCCAAGTTAAGGGTCAGTCTCACATGGCAAGATTCACTAATCTAACTGGCTACACGGATACTCCGTAGTAGTTAACTAGAAGTTTGTTGGGGGGCGGGTGTATACCTGCCCCTTAACAACCGCTATTATTTAACTCATGGCTACGATCGCTGATTGCATAACACGCACTAAAAGACTTATTCATAGTAATACTCGTACTGAATTAGACGCTATCCATACAGGCATTGCCGTTGATGATACGCAAATAAGACTCAAGTATCAGGCTGATGGTATTCGTGCAGGCTCTTATATCTCTATCAGTAATAGCACTACTGAACCTGAAACTATGTATGTTCATTCACGCAATGGTGAATATGCAACAGTGAGTCGAGGTGTTGATGGTAGTACTGCTAATAACTGGGTTGCTGATTCTGTTATAGAAGTAGAACCTAGATTCACAGGATTTCAAATAGCGGAAGCTGTAAGAGATGCTATAAGGTTTATGCCCAACAATTTATATGGTGTAAGCACAACAAGTGTTTCCTTTGGCACTAGCACACAATCAGTAGCTTGTCCTGATATGACCTCTACAGGATTTTTTCATGTGCTATCAGCTACACGAACTGCACGTAGTTCAGAAGATCGCTTACTTAATTTTAATATAAGTATTCAAAGACAAACAGATGATACTTTTAAAGTAATAAGACAAGAAGGTTTAGAGAAAGCTATTACTTGTAATATTATTTACGCTCACCCATTTAATATTAGTACTCTAGATTTGAGTACATCTCTTGAAACCACTGTCGGAATGACAAATTCGATGATAGATATTCCAGCACTAGGAGCAGGATCAACTCTGATTCTAGGTGAAGAAAGTCTTCGATTGGATCTTCATAGTCAAGGGGATAGTCGTACGGATGCGTCTGTTGGCGCAGGTGATCGAACGCGCTACTCATTGATATTACAGGCGCAGTATGATCGTCGGGTAGGGGAGGAAGCTCGTCGTCTGATGTCTCTTTATGGCGTGAGGAATGGAGCATCTGCTTCCTCCGTGTTTCCAACGACACTACGTTAGATAATGTCTCTTCATCAGACAATTCGGGACTCTCTTCCAGTTCGATTAGGTAATCGTAAGTATAATATTGATGTTGGTCGTTTAGCGAGAGCTACTATAGATCCGATACGTCAAGGGTTTGATACTCAAGGTAGTCCGGGTGAACAGTCTTTGAATCAGGCTGGTGTTTGGAAAAGAAGCAGGGATGATTGGGAGCTTGGGGCTGGTCAGCGTGAGGCTGATACTCCTGAGTCTGGTTCTCGTAGGTTTTTTGAGTCTACTGGTGTTAACCCTTGGGTTAAGAACGAACTTACTTTATTGAAGAACACGGAACGTGCTTGGTCTGATGGTTCTACGAATCTATATATGGCTACAGCTAAATCTGGTGGTACTTCTCGTGCTTATATGTGTGACGGTCCTAATATACAGGCTTCTGACAATTTGTTTGGATCTGCTACTGCAATTACTAATCCTTGTGGCGATGACATACTTGGCATAGCTAGTGATGGTACTAATATTTTTGTAGCTGGTAACGGCAAGGTAGTTAAAGTAACTGGCACTACATTTACCAGTCCGGGTGCTGACGGTACGGATTATTGGACGTTAGCTAATGTCGATGACGTATGGGTAGCTTTGGGTTACGTTATAGCTTCGGTGGATGACAGACTCACTATTCTTTCTGCTGGTTCTGTAGCTAGTACTAATGCTGATATAGCTAGTTCTGATTTTAATAAAGTTGATTCATGGGTGTCTGTTGTTGGTTCACCTATGGGTATATTCGCGGCAGGTAATAAAGGGCTTCAAGGAGCTGTCTATTATATTCAAGTTAATGATTCAACAACTTCAGTAGAGGCTCCTGTTATAGCGGCTGAATTACCAGTAGGTGAAACAGTTAATACTATTGCAGAGTATGGTGGTTTGCTTGTTATTGGTACTTCTAAAGGTGTTCGTTTAGCTGAGATACAAGGACAAGGGTTTATACAACATGGTCCTCTTATTGAGATAAGCGGTGGTGTTAATTATCTGCTTCCACAAGGAGAGTTTATTTATTTCAACTGGGATAATTATGTTTCCCCGTTTGATTCAACTACCCGTTCAGGGTTAGGACGTATAAGTCTTGAAGAACTAACTGGTTTACTTACACCAGCTTATGCTAGTGACATCATGGTTACTGGTACTACTGCCGCTTTGCAAGGGATAGTAATGGATGAAGGCAACTTACTGTTCAGTATTAGTGGTGGAGGTGTGTATAAAGAATCCACCAACTATTTATCTACTGGGAGTATTAATGAAGGCAGGTTCAGGTGGGGTGTGACAGAACTTAAAGCTCCTGTGTCTGTTGAGCTACGTCATAGTAGTTTAGCAACGAGTGAGTCAGTAGCGATTACAGTAACTTCTGATGATACAACAACAGCTACAATAACTTCTGATACTGAAGATACTTACACATCAGGTATCAAAGCTATCTCTGGTGTGACAGGAGAATATATAACTCCTACTATTACAATAACTGGAGCAGGTTCAACTGCTACTCCAACTCTTCAGAGATGGACAGTTCGTTCTATACCTATGCCATTTGTAGCCGAGGTTATACAGCTCCCTATTATTCTCACTACTCAAACTCAATATCAAAATCGTGATGTTTACCAAGACACATGGAATGATTATTCTTATATACGTTCTTTGTTAGAAGATCGTGCGCTTGTTACTTTTGGTATGGGTGATGAATCTAAAACAGTTTATGTAGCAGGGGTGTCGTATGAACAGGGGTCTATTGTTAAATGGTCTGACGATGACGGTTGGTTTGAAGGAGTGTTAACTGTTTCTGTTGTAACGGTACAGGGATCGTGAGATTCTTTCCTAGGTATTCTCGTAGTATGCCTCCACGTAGGGCAAAACAACGTGTAGGCAGTGGCGGTTACACAGAGTTTAAAGGCTCATCGGCTGATGGTGGCGGTGGTGTAAAGATAGGTGTAATAGATAACGCTAATGATTCTTATGACGCTTACGGTTATATATCATTTGATACTGGACACAGCAGTCAGGTTTACAATGGGTTTCTTGCCGGTAGTACTGATTCAGCTACAACTTACGGACGGTATGGGCAAGTAACGCTAGGAACTCCTGTTTTTCATAATGATAGTATTCGTGCTTACACATATGGTAGAGAATACGATAATGCTTCTAGCCATGGTGGTCGATCTTTCTGGGCTAGTGGTGTATTAAATAGTAGTACTGATAATGGGAAAGAAGCTAATACTTTTTGGATACATTATGCAGATGGTACTGCTCAAATAAATTCTTACGCTAAAACAGGACATACTTGGTGGGACGCTCCTGATACTGGTTCACATACAAATTTAATGTCACTCAATAGTTCAGGTAATCTAACTGTTTTAGGCTCATTGTCTAAAGGTTCCGGGTCATTTGACATACCTCACCCAGTAACAGAAGGTAAAAGGTTACGCCACTCATTTATAGAGGGACCTTATGCTGATCTAATATACAGAGGCACTGTGACATTAGGTGCTGAACCAGTAACTATCTGCATGGATGAACAGTATGGTATGGCTGAAGGTACGTGGAAAGCATTGAACACTAATCCTTGGTCTATGGTTTCAGCATCAGGCAAGCTGGTTGAATGGTCGTTAGATGAATGTGAGTTGACTATTACTGGGGATGAAGGAACAGTTTGTCAATGGATGGTGATAGGTGAACGTAAAGATCAACACATGATTGACACGGATAGTACTGACAATGATGGTAGACTTGTATTAGAGTATATTCCGACGGCTGAACCAGAGGACATACATGAGCAACCCCCTACTTCCGGTAACTGATAAGAGTATTGATCTAAGTATTCTGCATCCTAGATTCGTAGACAGATTAGAAGATTTCTTTTCTCACGGGCGCATAGGCAATAAGGTGGCAATCTGCTCAGGTGCTAGGTCATACGCCTCTCAGAAAGCCCTCTACGACCGTTACAAGCGAGGTAAAGGTAACCTTGCGGCGAACCCTGACTGGCTTAGACCCGATGGTTTCTTTCGAGGATCATTTCATCAAGAACAACCAGATGGATACTCATATGCAGTTGACCTACGCATAGTTAAACGAGGTATAACTACTGATGAAGTTACGCATATAGCTGACAGATACGGTATAAGACCAACAGTCAAGGGAGAATGGTGGCATTTCCAACCACGCAACGCATACAACTGGTTCCCTGAAAAGACTTCTACATCTGCATTTAAAAATAAACTAGATGACTTAAGTGAAAAACCACCTGAACCAAAAGTTGATTGGGATGGAATCCAAGCCATCATAGACGACATGGGTAGACAGATAGGAATGTCACCACTCAGGCGAGGATCTAAAGGAGATATCGTCAAGGTTGCACAATCGAAACTCAACTCGTTAGACTTTAATTGCGGAATAGCAGACGGAGTATACGGACGCAAAACGCTACGAGCGGTGCTGATGTTACAACGATCTATGCTACTGAAAGAAAGTGGGACTATGGATCATAAGACATGGACTGCTATGTGGAAACCGGAGATACCTATTGGCCTCTAAATCTTTAGAAGAATTTGCAAGCGAAGGACGTAAATTACCCGGAGCTTGGATAGATACATTACCTGATGAGCTTTACAACCAAGTATGGGATGCGTTAAATACTGACATGCCTATTGGAAAGATAATAATAACCAGATGGTTACAATCGGAAGGTTATCCTGATGCGACTCAAGGAAAGATAGCGGCAATCCTTACCCGTGAGCGACGCTAAATCCCTAGAGGATTACGCCTTAGAAGGCGCAGATATCCAACAGATAACGCAACTATCTAGACAGATAAGTAAAGTTAAAACTGAACGGGATATATTTAAAAGCCAAGTTAAAGAGCTTGAAGAAGCATTAGATGAATCAGAATTGCGTAGTCATGTACTTACCCATTTATCTAAAGCTGATTACAAACCACCAACATGGTTGACTAAGAAGAAAAAGAAATCAACAGGTGTAGTATGCACAATACTTTCTGATACACATTTTGATGAGGTAGTTAAGCCAGAAGAGATACAGTTCCGCAATGAGTACAATAGAGAGATAGCTGTTAAAAGACTTGAAGCTTATTTCCAAAAAATAGTATTGCTTACCAATGAATATATAACTGGTATTGAGTATGAAGGAATAGTTTTATTCTTAGGAGGTGACATTTTTTCAGGTGATATCCATGAAGAACTATCTGAAACTAACGAAGATACAATGCTCGCATCTATTATCTTTTGGACTGAGCAACTATCAGCGGGTATTAATTTATTGTCTGAGCATTTTAATCATGTACATATACCTTGTGTGGTAGGTAATCATGGTAGGCGTAGTCGTAAACCTAGACATAAGCTTAGGGTTAAAGATAATTTTGATTGGTTTCTATCTAAAACATTAGAGCAACGCTTTAGTGATAATGACAAAGTTACATTTGATGTAGCGACAGGAGCAGATTTAATAGTTGATGTTCAAGATACAAAATATTTATTAACACACGGAGATCAAGCTAAAGGTGGCGGTGGTATTGGTGGTATATGGCCACCACTTATGAGAATGGTGGCACGTAAACGACAGAACACTGACTTTGATTATATGGTACTCGGACATTTTCATCAGTTAATTATGGCACCATCATCAGGGTTCCTACTGAACGGTAGCCTCAAGGGTTACGATGAGTACGCTTCGATAGGCAACTTTGCTTTCGAAGTACCGCAACAAGCACTATGGATTAATGTCCCAGACAAAGGTGTGTTGTGGCAAACAGCTTTACTCGTCGATGATTAATGGACTAGCAAAACAAAGAGGACATTCGTTTTCAAAGTCATCTCTTTTAGTAATGTTCTTACCGATATACCCATCACAGTTCCAACACTTTGTATAGTCTTTAGCTCTGCCAGTTTGATGTTCCTGCGTCATAATTCCTGTCGTCTATTTCTCCGAGATCATACTTAACTAACCTGTCGAACTTCGCTTCGTCCCATAATTTCTGTACGATACCAGTATCACTAGCGTCTAGTAAAAAGAACAATAGTGTTGACGCTGAACCAGTAGCCATGATACGCCACATCCTAGTTTCAGGATCCATCTCCAACTGTATTTCAAACGGAGGCGCATCAGTATCTTCTTCTTCTTCAAACAAGACCCATCTCCTTTGCTATCTTTCTTAATCGTTTAGCTTCTGCTTCCCAATCCATCTTAGCTATCACTTCCTTTTTGCGATAGAGAGCGTAGTAGTTCTCTTCGCCTATTTGTTCAATCGTAAATTTTCCGAACTCAACAGGATTATCAGTAAACGTCATGTGACATGATGCACACAAACAGAAAGCGTTATCTAGATCAGTACGTGTTTGAGAATACTTACGTGAAATAATATGAGCGCATTGCAACGCATTAGTATTACCACAGTTCATACACTTACCGAAGTCTCTAGTAATTAACGCATGTAATCTTGTTGCTCTGCCTTTAGCACCCTTACCATATATGTCAGCCATCAGCAGGCACATACTTTGGTGGAGGATTAGGATTTCTTTTAACAGATACACCTGCTGGTGGGGTATCCCATCCCTCTTCAACAACTTCAGCATCTAGAATAGTAGCTACTAAAGAATTAGGTTCAACTAATTCAAGCACCGGCGCTGGAGGTGAGGGGTCTTCCAACGCCGATGCCATTCCCTGACCTTCTAAAATCTTATCAGCTGAACTATTCATAGATAATCTAGGAACAACAAAATGTCTAGTCTGACCTGCACTTACCTTGCTTCTTTTCTCTAAACTAAGAGTACATTCAGCCAACCCTATAGCCTGTAATTGACCTAACATTCCAGCCATTCCGGGTATTTCATTTGCCGCGTTCCATCCATTAGATTCTAGTCTCCATACACCACCAAATTTAATTTCGGGTAACACAACTCGAAGCCTAGTAACAGGAGAACACAACATTGAATCCTCATTTGAACACAGACAGGGAACAGTATCTAGATCCATGCCATCAGGAGTCGCCATTGGAACCTCCACATTTTCACCATCGCATCGACGCTGACAACCACCTGCTGACCACGCTTCATACCAGACATCAATGCTATGTGGAGGCAAGAATACCCTTATCTCAGATGCTTGTGTAATTACTTCCCATTGATCTTGTTTACTTCTAGGTGGCTTCCAATCATTTACCGAGCCACCATATATCTCAGCAATTTCTTCAATGGCTCCCTTATCAGGAGAAGTAAACCGAAATGTCTCTAATGATTTAGGAAAACCTTTTCCTTTATCCTTAACACCCAACCGTATACGCCCCTGTTCAGGTGTCCTACCTAGTTCATTAAGTGGTTTGATCTCTCTCATTCTTTTCCTTCTTTAAGATTATCTAATACACAACGATCTTGGAAGTCACAATAATTGCATTGCCAAACCTTTCCAAACTCTGTGCCATCTCTCCAAGTACCATTACTCGGTGCTGTAATCTCAGCAGGGAATGGTATATCAGGATCAAAGTGAGAGAACCTTCTCGGTATATCTATAGGCACAAGTCCTTCATCATGTATAGCAGAAGTAATACCTTCTAATCTTTCAACTTCAGCTTCAGCTATAGGAGTAAACTCTTCTTTCGTGTAATGCCATTCACTAGCGAACGTGCCGATATCATCAATACCAAACTTTGACGCACGACCAGCTGAAATGTTTTCTAAAGAAAGATAACCAATGACCAACAGATCAGCGTCAATAGCATGAGCATACATAGAACCTTGGACTACAGCATTATGTCGTGGTCCTTCACCTCGTTCAATAGCCATCTTGTATCCGAAACCATTAATAGTTTTAAGCTCTAACACTATTTTCTTTCCATCAACTGTTTCTAAAACAAGATCAATATGACCGTGACCATACTGACCTAACTCAACTGTCATCTCTTCTTGTATCTGCACACTGTCATCATTCTTTAACCATGCTTGAACAGCAGGCTCTAACAATTCGTGAACAACAGAACCCAACCCCATTCTCCATATACTAGAGACACTAGGTGGATTACTCGGCTCTTCACCGGCAGTATTATAGGCAACCCAACGAGCGCACCTCGCCGCCCAAGACCCACGCCAACGCGTGCCTTCAGGTTGCGATGGTGCTTCATTGGTTTCTGCCCAGTGTTCAGCTATTCTATGAACGAATAGTCTTGTATCAGGATTCGCTAACATTATTTCCCCTCAAATTTTTAATAAGAAAGCCATCTGGCATTTCTACAGTACTTATTTTACCATATTCATGTTGCTTTCGATAAACCATATTTCTAAAAGATTCTTTTTTAATAACAAAATCAATATGTTCTTGAACATGCCACCAATTTCCATCCATCCACGTATTCCACGGATACTTTTTAAAACTAGAATTAGACAACACCAATTCTTCTGCTTCTTCATTACTTAATTGTTTAGCCATTATTATCCTTTAGTTAAGAGAGCTAATGCTTTATCAGCAAGACGAGTCTTACCCTCAACAGCTTTAGTCAAAGCCCTATGTTGATTCTTAATTCTTCTAGGTTTATACCCTGCATTTATATAATGTTGTTCAGCACCCTGCACAGCATTATAAGCAAGCCATCTATTACCACGCTTTACTGTTATAAAATTATCCTGAAGATTACCGTCACCATCTTCATTCTGAAAAGTTTCTTCTACACCCCATGCCTGCTTCTCTTTACCCCAAGCATCTAAGACTGCCATTGATCTTTCTTCATGGTGCCTTTGAGCTTGATGATGAGGAGGAACTATCGTATGTACACCAGTTACTTGATCCTCAACAGTTATACTTTCAGGTTCAGGTAAAATCTGTGCCATCAATCCATAGAATTGCATGTCAGTGTATTCAGAATCTTTTAACACACGAGCCATAGTCGTGAGCTTCTCGAATCTTTCCATTGTTGTCTGAACAATCTCACATCTCTCTTCCAACATGGTTCTATGATTCTCAGTTCGCCTTACTTTAAATAAGGCTTTACCCATGTTCAACATATTTGAACAGAACACACGGCTTGAGAAATCAAACACACCTGTAGACCAAGTACCATTAAACGATGCAGTCCACGCTATGTTAGGGCGAATGATATCTCCGCCACCTAAATCAACAGGATCACCTATCTCTTGAACAATCATGCAACGCTGACCTTTATCAAAGATAGTGCAATTTGTTGTGCTGTCCGGGAACATCTCATCAGCCATGTCAGCTAAGAAAGTATAACTATTTTCTTCAGCGTAACCATGACCATGCAATCCCAATACAATAGGTTTCTCACCACCAGAACCTAAGTCTTCTCTAACAGCAAACTTATATGCAGATACATAATCACCATGTCTGTTCTTAACTGTTGGTGTTTCTACATAACTCATATCAGGAAGACCACTCATTCCAAAATTTTCATGGTCTGTGTAACTAGGTAAAAAACCAGCCGGTCTGTACTTCACTAGAAAAATACCATCAGCATCTGACAAATGTTCATTAGCTGATTTCTTTATACCTTGCTTAAGGACTCTATCCTTAAACCCCTCATTCATTATCATTATCTATCTCTCCTTTGTTTGAGATTTTGTTTTGCTTCCTCAATATTTTTGAGGTTACGTTCTATCATTTCATCTGTTATCTCCACAGAATCCCCTTCATAAAATTTCTTAGGGGCTTCTTGACTAACCGCCCCTTGTAACACACCTCTTATTGAGCGGATTAACGCCAACGTTCTAGCGTGATCCTTCTTAGTATCAAAAGGTTTACTCCTCATAGATTTAACAAATATATTAAGTTCTTTGTTTATTTCTGAGAGGCGTTTGTTTACGTTCATATGCGAACCTGTACCTTTCAGCCTCTACTACACATGACAGATAAGTGTCACGTAAATCTTTCTTATGCCAGAACCACAACTCTTCACGTTTGTTAGCAAGCACACCCCCACGTATAAACATGGGATGGTCACTTAGTCGATCATCAATTTTAATCGCATCCCATAAACACTGGGCTTGTACTGGGCAACCCCAACACACTTCACGTTTAACATTTTCAACTTTCATTCCCTTGCATTGTGCTTCATGCCACCAACTATCCAGTTCAGATTGTGTAGGTACTTTCATAAGACTCCAATATTATTTAATAGGTGTGACAGTGACAGGGGTTAGCGTCATCTCGGCAATGCCATTGACCTTTATCCCCTGCCACTATCAACTGATACAAGATTCAACAATCACTTTCATCCCTTTCGGGAACCGGATTGCATGTCCTCCATGTATCAATGTTCTACTACTCGGTCTGATGTACATTCTCCCTTCGGGACCAGTACATAGCGCACACC